TCCATGTGTTCAGCCTAGTTCGTAAATATGTGTCCAGGATTCTGGGTACATATCAAACGTTTCGGGGATGTTTTCTATGTGTTCAATGACATCCACTCGGCTAAGATTCAAACTTCGTCTGCGACTCGTTTTCATCAAGTCTCGGGATGGGCTTTCACACTAAGTTCACGCTTCGCCTATGGCTCGCGTTCTCTAAATGTTCAATGCCTAGCAAACGCCCTGAGCGAGCATCGCTCTCGCTTAAGGTATATCTTATTTACTTACATGCACACATTTTTGTAACCCACCAGTATACAGCCATTGTCAGACTATTTGGCTTTTCTCGCCCTATAATACACTATTTTTCATACACCGATACATACTTACTTGCTGCTGTAATATATACTCCTGAAATGAGTTTATACATACTGCCGCCACCCACTTTAATAGGTCCTTCTGCAATTGTAAAGACTTCATTCTTTGCCACTCTTCCATAAACAGCACTACTATCCCAGCTTGGTGTTTTTCTGACTGCCAAATTATCCACCAGTACTTTCACATACTTTTTCTTCTCCGGCAGTTGTACCGGTGCAACTGGCTTCGATTCAGCTGCTACATAATCAGATAAAGCGTATGCGATTGCTCTGCATACCTCTTCAAACTTCTGTTCATACAGTGCTGCATCCGGATTATTCACAAAGCAAACCTCAATAAGCATTGCCTTCGCCTTTGTTTTACGGATAACATATAATCCACTTCCGGCTTTTACTCCACGGTTAGTAAATCCAAGTGCTGCAATGTGTTCGCATACCTCTACAGCATCCGGATACTGTCTGCCCTCGTATGTATACGCCTCTACTCCGTGTCCTGCTCTTGCAGCATCATTGTTGAAATGAACACTGATAAAATAATCAAGGTCAGTTGCATTTGCCATTGCTACTACTTTCTGTAAATATGCTGCCTGTGTTGGTGCGGAATCTACTGTGCATGGTACCACCTGCACCCCCGCTGTTGTAAGAAGCTCTGTCAATCTGTTACAGACTCTTCTTGTTTCTGCGCTCTCTGAAATAACTCCAATTGTTCCACTTCCTGCTCCAGAAAGTGTATGTCCTGCGTTTAATCCAATCTTCATCTTACTACTCCTCCTCTTTTTATTCAACTTTAATCCAATCTTCAGCAAGCATATCTGCTTGTGATGCAAGCCACCCCATCTGAACGCCAGATGTTCCAACAAATGCAATAGCCTTGTTTCCAATTGCTTCATGCTCGCAATTCACGAGTTCTCCATCCGCTGACACATATGAAATGCCAGCTGCAAGCTGGATGTACTGTTTCTTCCCATTCCAACCCTTGCGAGCAACCTTTTTTCCTTTTTTCAAAAGTTCTAATGCTTCTCCAAAATTCATCTTATTCTTCCTCCTTCTCTTCTGTCTTTGCGACATCTTCCACCTGTGATTTCAAATTTTTCAACAATGGTAGTAAAAACGGTGGAACCGGTGCACCTATATCCTTGATATTCTCTAAGATACTGATGATTTCATTACATATAATCCATATAGCCACTACACATGCTATAAGAAATGTAACCGGCATTGTGATTCCTACCGTTGTTGCCGCATACTTAAGTAACTGGTCAATGATTGCACCTACAACCACCAGAAGCCACATGGAAATCTTCTTTGCAATTCCACGAAATCCTCTGTATGAATCTACCGGCTGATTACGGTACTTGGATGCGAAGATACCTGTTGCATAGTCAATAATGTTGCAGGCAACCATAAGTAATACCGGTATGTAAAGGATACCAAGCAAAGATGATAAGAATCCTGTAACCACTGTTATGATTGCTTTGATTGTGTTTGTGTTGTTCATGTTAGTTTCCTCCTTCTTTGTTCATTGCTTCTTTCAGTTTTTCAATTTCTTCCTGTTGTATCTGCACCATCTTAATAAGATACGGGACAAGTTTTGAATAATCAATTGCTAATACCTTATTCTTAATTCCTTTACTTGCATCAAACTCTTCTTCTGAATATCCATCAGGAATTTGAACGCATGATGGAATTATATTAAGAACATCTTCAGCAATTAAACCTCTCTGGTCTTTATCTCCCCCAAACTCTTTGATGTAATCAAAACTTACTGGTGTCAGCTGAAGTATTTTCTTTGCTTCCTCTTTTGATAAATCTGCAACATTCTTTTTTACTAACTTTGAAGACGGATTTGTAAAGGAAGCACCATACACTGTAGCATAGCCAGAGCTATTCCAATCTGCCGCCATGTAAATAGGATTACCAATTATAGCTGTTCCTCCTGCGCCTGCACCAAATGAACCGTTAGCTTTCAAACATGCTGTCTGATTTCCATTTGAAGTGTTTTTAAAATAATGGTTACCATCACTTGAGGAGTACTGAAATCCGCCGCCAGGACCATAGTCTACAATCCTACTGGTGAAGTCTGCATTACTGTTGTTATAATGAAAGTCTATATATGGAACAACGGCGGTAATTTCTAATGCTCCCGCATCCAAAGCCTGCCCTGCATGGCTATGACTAGCCGGCGGATAACTACTTGGTTTTCCAGTTACTTTACTCCACGCTACTGCATTTGCACTTCCGGCACTGGTTGCATACTTGACACTCTGCGAACTTATATTTGATGCTGTGATTGCAGTAGATGCATCCTGCTTCTTATTTACATCCGTGCTTAATTTACTGATCTGATTTGCCATGGTTCCAGAAATAGAAGCATTCTTTTCTCTTGCATCTAGCACATATCCATCCTGGTTAACTGCTGTACTCTGTGTTATTTTGTCAATATTCAGTTTTTCATTATCCAGTGTTTTTATTCCATCATCCATATGACCGAGATTTTCAGCCGATATCAAGGTTGATTTATCTGGATAATTCTTCCAATTTATTTTTTCATACGCCATTTTATACTCCTTTCGGATAGCCTATCGAATCTATTACATTCTGAAGACTATTAAATAATTCTAGTGTTTTTTCATAATAAACCTTTGCTGAGTTTTTATCTCCGGTAGCGTAATTTTTTGCTTCCGTTGCACTACTCGCTGCTCCTTTCGCACTGTTTGCTGCTTCCGTTGCACTTCCGGCCGCTCCTGCGGCACTGTTCTTCGCTTCATCTGCATATCCACTAGCTTCTGTCGCACTGTTCGCTGCTCCTGTTGCACTGCTTGCCGCTCCTTTCGCACTGTTTGCCGCTTCCGTTGCACTTCCGGCCGCTCCTTCGGCACTGTTCGCTGCTCCTGTTGCACTGCCGGCTGCTTCTGTTGCACTACTCTTCGCTTTATCTGCATATCCACTAGCTTCTGTTACTGACTGGTTTATTAAAGTTATTGCATCATCTGCCTGCTGCCTCAGTGTTTCCTGCATACCTGATATCTCATTCTGATACTCCTCGAGAGCTGTTGCTTTCTCGGTAAATCCGCTTTCCATAGCAGATATATTCCTCTCTGCGTTCTCCGAAAGTGTCTTGTACTGTTCTGCCTGGTTGCAATAGTCTTCTGCCTGAGCAACCTGCTGCACCAATGATTTGTATTCATTTTGAGATTCAATGATATTCGGGGCCAGAATCTTGTTATATACATAAATTACAAACTCCGGCGAGGCGATAACCGCCCCATCCTGCATAGACAACTCTATTTGGCCAATACACTCACCTAACACATTAATAGTCTGTGTCGTGACTTCGTACTGTATCTCAGAGCCATCTATTACACAATCGTTGTAGCAAACTTTACCATCTGGCTTCACGATGCTTACTGCCGCCACTAATACATCCGACAAGTCGTATATCTTTCCGCTCTGCATAAGTGTAAAATGCAAGCTTCTTGTCTTTGTATCTCCCTGTCTTACAGAAATGCGGGGGCGTGTCCGTTCATGATCCAGGTCAAGTCGCATATTATTTACGATATTATTCCTCATAGATAACCTCCTTCGCCCTCATTATATAAAAAAGAAATAGGGGATTTCTCCCCTATTTCGTCTTCTTTTTTGACCATTCTTCGATTTTTTTATTTGCTTCTGCATTCGTATATCCAAGGTGCATATAGATTGAGATAAGCAGGTTCTTCATATCAGCATATTTACCTTTTTCCTTTGCCTTAAGGTATTTCTTTTTATATTCTCTTGTTACAACTCCACTGATATCTTTATTTTCTTTCCCGCCTTTACTTTTTGCTTCACTTATGTAGTCAAAGATAGCCTCTCTGTCTGCTCCCTTGTTTATAGAATTGTCAATTGCATCATATAGCCTTTGATATGTTTCACCATAGTTCCATTCTTCCAGGGTACACCATATTTTCTCATCACTCTGTCCGGCTTTTTCTTTAAGGAACTTCTTAGCTTCTTTCTCTGATATATCTCCAGCAAGATAACCATCCTTCATCTCTTTTTTCACCTTGGATGTAATTTCTTTTTTCTCCAGTCCCTTTTCTTTCAGTTCACCTTCTATCTCTTTATATGCTGCGTTATCTCCGGAAAGGTATGCATCCAGCATTCTCTCATACTGCCTGCTATTCTTTCTCTTGATTCCTCCCAGATATTTTCCCGTTGTGGTGTTATAGATAGCTTTGAAATCTCTCTCCACGTTATAAATTGGAATACCCGTTACAGAAGAAATTCCGCTCATTAATGACTCAGCCGCTTCTAACCAGGTATGGTCTTCTCTGTAGTCTGCATCTGTCGCATATTTCTGCACATTCCTTACTCCGGCAAACAGTTTTGACAGCCCCTGCATATCCAGTCTGTTTACATCATATCCCTGTACTATAGAAAGGATATCCTTAAGATACGGTATCAGCTGAATCGGATTCAGGTTATCTTTTACATTATCCTTGTAATCCTCAAGCCATCTCTCCCAGTATGTTGTGTCATCATCCTTCTTATCTCTGAATGCATCCATAAAGGACTGTACTGCCGCATTCACGACATTTGTAACAACATAGGCTTTCAATATCCGTTTAAAGAACCTTTTACTTCCGGCATTCCATTTACCCGGCATCTCATGCCAATCCCTCAATGCATTTGCCAGCATATTGTAAGACTTCGTAGGCTCTGCCATGAATGACGTTGCCATTTTATGTAAGCCATTGTTGCTTCGCATAATCTGTGACCGGTGGAGCACTGAGTCTACTACCTGTGTCTGGTCGATAAGCTCATCATATCTGTCTACACACAAATCTGTAAACTCTTTGGAATTTACGTCTATATCCGGATGCAATGCCTTTGCTTCCTGTTTTACTGCATTCCACAGTACACCCCATGTAATATCATCTGCCTGTTGAGCAAGAATCATGGATTTTTCCTGCAATCCCTCTTTAAAGGTATGCTGGTCCGTAATAACCTCTTTCATAGACTGACCAATTGATGTTTCAAAATATCCCCAGGACTTCCACTTTGCAATAGGTGCTTTTTCCTGTACCTCATGCACTGCAGGTTTCATGGTCAATGCTTTTAAAAGATACTTGGAATCCATCACTGCCATTGCACGGAAATAAGCTGTTGGCTGCTGTATTGCTACCCTGATATTTGCTGCTACAGATGCAGCCTTCATATTTCCAACCAATTCATCCACAAACTTGACCTGGACATCCCCTGTTCCTTCTGCATTAATATCCTGCACCAGTTTTTTAAAGTATTCCTGGTATTCTTTTCCATAAGCCCTTTCTATCTGTGCCTTAACGGATGTCTTGGAATTCAGAATATCCAGCATTTCATCCTCTGACATATGTTCATCCAGTCCTGCTTTTTGTCTGTAATTAAACCACTTCATAGCATCTGACAGTGCCGCTGTATAGCTTCCGTAACTTGCCATATCTGTTACATGCTTCGTAAATACATCAAAGATATCATCCACCACGATAGCATTTCTCGCATTTTTCATGGTTTTCTTGGTAAATCCCTGATTCTTTACTCCCCAGTATGAAGTCTGGTCCTTTGTATCTACAGTATTTCCGGATGTCTTAATAGGATAATAATGCTGTCCGCCAAATCTTCTGTATCCATACATCTGCATTGTGGTAGCATTACCCCATGCGGAGCATCTATTCTGCATAAACTGCTGCATGGAATCCGCCACTTTCTTCTGCTCCGGAGTAAGCTTCTCACATATCTTTCCTACCTCATATTCGGTAAGCCGGATTCCCTCAGAATTCCGATATACCTTTGTTCCAGCTTTGGTTGTTGTTATTACTCCACCATACTTGATATGTTCTTTTGCCTGCTCTCTGTTCTTAAGTTCATACAGCCCCATCATCTGTGCTGTTGTCATCCGCAACTTTTTATTGTCAAAATCAAACTTATGAACTTCCGCATCCCTTCCGGTCCATTTCTTCATTTCAGACTTTAACTGTTTTTCAGTAAGTCCGCATTCCTCGGCAATCTTTCCAAACTGAGACTGCATATAATCCTGTGCTTCTGCAATCTTTTCCGTTCTGGTATTCAGTCCCTTACGCAATCCTTTATAGATACTAAGTGCAGAATCTCCCATTCTGTAGAAGTATGACCTTGGGTCCAGCATGTTGGCATCCAGCATATTTTCTGCTTTATTAATTGTCTTTCCCCTTAATGTATCATTATTCCATACTTTCTTATCCTTCTTTGTTTTCAGCTCTTCAATTGTGTTGTCTCCAAGTTCTTCCACGTTCTGTGCACGTTCATTTACATATAACTGGTTTACGCTGGTAATGGCTCTCTTTAATCCGGATACCAGTCTGTCCAGATATCTCAGACCATTAATATCCATGTCCGAAATTCGTACACCCTCATTATTGTTCAGGAAATCTGAAATATCATCCAGCAGTGAGCTTGTCGTCTTCCGGTCTCCTAAATTGCCATCCATAAGAGCATTATAAATATCCTCATAATCTCCAGCAATGGCTTCTCTCTCGTTAGATAACTTAAGCTGCATCTGGCTTAAAGCATTGTACCATTTCAGTGAATCAACACTATTTGGATTCGTCCGATCTGTCGTGAAGTCTATCGCATCAATGAAATCTGCAACTGTTTTCTTTAATGCATCCGGCACATGATTCTTATCTGTATTCTGATTAAATGCAGTTACAATTCCCTGTGCATTTTTTCTTATACGTTCCCGGTATCTTCTCCGCTCCTCGATATTTCTCTTCGCCGTACGATTCTCTGACTGCGCCGCTTTCAGCTTCATATACTTGTCGTTGCTCTGCTGTTTCACCTTTGCCAGCTTTGCTTCGTATGACTTTATTTTCTTTCTGATTTCCGTTTCTGCCTTTGCATCACGATAGGCCATAGCGGAACTGAGTTCCCTTTTCTGCTCATCCAGTTCCCTCTCATACTTCTGTTTCAGGCTGTCTCGTCTGGTCTTTTCCTGCTCTTTCAGTTTTTCGAATCTTTCACGGTATTCTGCATTCAGATTCTTTCTGTATTCCTGCTGCTTTGCAATCAGCTTCTGAGTTTCCGCCAGCACCTTTTTATTTGCTGCATCCGTGCTCTGCTCTACAAAGAATCTCCGGTAAATGTCTAATGCAAGGTCATATGCTGCCTGCTGCTTATTCATACCAAAGATATTGTGTTTTGCCGGTTTCATCTCATTCATAGCATCAATCAATGCTATTGGCTGGTCATTTACTGCAGTATCCATATCCAATATGTAATTGGAGCTCTGGCACAGCTCATCCCATAAGGAATCCAAGTACATACCGTCCTCCGAGAAAGTAATGTTTCCGAAATTCATCTTCCGGAATTTATCATAGCTGTCATAATAATGTGCTACTTCTTTCTTCTGGGCTTCATTCAATCTGATTTTCTGCCCTCTCAATGTTTTCCGGAAAGAGTTATACACACCTGCTTCCACACTATCAACATCTGTACTTTCTTCGATAACCGGCATAGCAATTTCCTGTACGATTCTTACCATATCCTCATACGAAACATTCTTTGTATCTTTTAAATACGCAAATACCTTAGTCAGATTATCAGCCAGTTCCTTCGCATTGTAGGTGCTCTTATATTCCTGCTTGACCTCTGACGCAATCTTTCGCATGGTCTTTTCATCTATAGTCACGTTCTTAAGAGATTTAAAGCCATCCTCAATAATAGAACCCATCTCTTTTTCTGTATCAGAATACTCTTCGTCCAGGATTGCCATAAGGTCTTCGTCAATATCTATTGAGTATCTCTTCTCTGGGTTATCTGTAATACTTTTGCCATTATCTGCTCTTCTGCTTCCGATATATTGTTCAGATATACTTCTTTCGGTATCTCGTATGCGAACTGAATCAGTTCTACCACTTCTTCGTCCGTTTTCAATGCGTTGGCTACTCCCACTATTATATTTGTATCTACCCCACAAAAATCCAATCCCTTTATCAAATCCTTCATTGGTTCTGTAATTTTTCTTGAACCTTCCACTTTTCATTACCTCCTCTATATCGTCATGATATAATTCCACGTCATACTGTGCCAGCACTTTGAACTTATTTGCATTTTTATCCGTCACCTTATACAGATAAAAATACTTGTCCGAAAATGCTGGATTAATTTTTCTGCTTATAAAATCTTTGCTATAATTATTTTTTTCTACTTCTGATGCAAGTATAGCATATTCCCTTTTGCTAATGTAAACTTCTTTACTATTTTTTAAGATTGCATCTACATCAATAGAAAATACTGTATCCTGTTCAACTGCAGCTCTATTTACAACTTCCTTTCTACTAGCTTCATTATCTGTTTTATATTCATACGCTTTAATTCCCGCCTGTTTCAGTTTGTCTTTGGTCTTTTCTGAAATGCTATCCGGAATTACAACTGCTGCAACCTCATTGAATCCTACAGCTCTTTGTGGTTTTCCTTCAAAGTACTTTACCGGAATATCTTTAAGGATTGTTCCCAAACGCACAATATCATTCGCTATGTTGCTCGAAATATTTTTATAATATTTCTGCATGCTTTTTTGTATCTTTTCCGGCTTTAAACCTCCCTTTACTGCCTCAATAATATTTCTCCCTGCTATATCTCGGTCAAAAAAAGAATTATCAGAAATAGTTTTATTATTATCCACAATTTCGCTTACAATCTTTTGGTATAATTCTCTTGATTCACTATAGATTTCATCTACCTGCTCTGGCGTCAAATCAAGTAATCTTCCCTCCTGTTTCTTTATATCCTCTATGCTCTTAAAGTCTTTTGATACTGCTGCTCTTACCTCTCCTATTCCTGGTATAAGTGAACCCTCTTCATTCTTAACACCAGCACTTTTCATTGCTTTTACAATGTTTTCAATATTGTAATCATCATGTAATGCCTCGAAGCTTCTCAAATTCCCACTGGCTGTATAATATTCTTTTCCATTATATATTCCTGCTTTTCCAATAACTGGTTCTGCTAATTCCAATGTATATAGCTCAAAAGCATCCTGATTATCCTTAATTGTATTATTAACGCCATCTGTATATGAGTATCTGTCCTCTATTGGTTTTGCTTTTCCCTGTGCAATATCAAGATAGGTCTGATACTGTTCTTTTAATATATTGTAAATTTCTTTATCACTTTCCATATCTGACAGATTGTCGTTAATTTTTGTAGCCCACTTTTCGCCCAATGCTTTTAATGAGGTTTTTTCTCTTATTGTGTCAAGTAATCCCTCTCTCACTTTTTTATCATATACCAGTTTATCTACCGTTATATTTTCATTGTTAAGATATTCTTTAACCGCACCTCGTCCCATAAATGATGGTTCTGCAGTTGGCATTCTTAAAACCGGCTCCACCTTCAGATTATTTTCCCTTATAAATCTTTCTTTTACTTCCATCATTTCACTTAATTTCATTGCTGCCGTTTTCAAATCATTTCCATTAAAGGCATTTGCATCAATATAGTTTGCAGAAGTTCCTATTCGTTCTGCCAATTTGCTCAATTCCTCTTCATTTACTTTATAATCAACTCTAGGAAATCTTGCTGTATAAGCATCTGCGCCAAATACTCTATTATCCTTATTTTTCGGGTCTACAGTTTCCTTCTTAAATAGTACCGAAATATCTCCGTATCCACTATGTCCAATCTGTTTTTTTGTAATTGCGATAGATGGCATTGGAAATCCACCAAGTTCTAGTGCTTTATTCAAATTATCTTCTTTCAAATTATGCACTGCAATCAGGTCTTTTCCCTCTTCCATGTTCACATCTAGTGAAAATGTTTTTTCCGAATCAATATCCAGTGTCTCAGGTTCACCCAGTTCCATATATTTTTCAGCCGGTATAACTTTTATGGTATAATGTTCGCCCTCTTCTGCCGTTACATTTTCCCGCTTATAATTTTCCTGCGCCTTTGTCAATTCCCCCAAAAACATATCTCTTATTCTTTGTGCTTCTTCTGCATCTGCTCTCAGTGCTTTCTTTGCTGTGCTGGATAATACATGATCATTCAGGTATAATGTGATTTTGTCGTAAACTCCCTTGAAGAAGTCAGCAATCGTCTTGAGAATGCTCTTGTGCTCACTCTCTGTCATGTTCTCCGACAAGTACTTGGAAAACGCTTCCACTCCCTTCTGGTCAGCAAACAGTCCTGCTACATAATCAAATACATACTCATTGGCAGAATCTTCATAGGTCTTTCCTTTTTCTACCGTCTTATATGCCTTATGATACTGTTCAATAGTATTCGTAAGGTAAGCAGCTCCTTCTTTCGTTGTAACATAATTCAATACCGTATCTACTACTTTCTGCATACCTTCATGATTATATGCCTCGGAGAATTCACCCAATTCATGCACAAGTGTTGTGTATTCATTAGTGGTGTTCCCCTGTCCGGTGGTCTTGGCTAATGCTATTCTTGATAATGCTTTCTGGAAGTTACCATTTTCTCCGTGCTCCAATTCATCATTCAATTCAATATCAAGCCCGGTTTTCTTTGCTACCATTTCCACAACCGATTTCATTCGATTGTCAGATTTATCCAGTCTGTTATCGATTACAGAGCCGGTTCCCATCTTCACAGCCTGCTGCACATTGGAATTCTGTGATAACGGACTTCTGCTGTTTTCTCCGAGATAATACATTTCCAGCAATGTTGATGGTGACATTTCACTTACAATTCTTGCATTTATCGGATTATTCATAATACTTTCATATGACGTTTTACCCAGTTTTCCGGCATTGTAAAATACGGCTGCTGATTCCAGGTATGTAGGCATACTTTCCCCATTGTAATTTTCAATAACCGCATTGGCAGCCTTGGTATCATCAAATGTTGCAGCAAAGTTATATAAATTTCTCATAGTAGGATTGTTTATTTCCACCGTCTTATAGTCCACAATGCTTCCATCTGACAACTTCACCATAGTTTTCTCCGGTGTGCTTTCTGCTATCTCTACTACAATATTCTGTTTTCCGGTATTCTTATTTACTGCCTCTGTTACTCCTGTCTGATTCCGGCTATACTGTTGCACCGGTGCAACTTTCTGATTTTCTGTTGTAATACCTTCTGCATTTACCATTCTGTCTGCTACGTTATTTGTAGTATTCTCTTCCTTTGTGGTACTGGTATCTACAGTATCATTTATCAGCTTCTGAGCCTGCTGCTGTGCCTGTTCCTGTTCAGCTCCTTTTCTGACAAATCCCTCTGTTATAACCTTGTCCAGATTTACGTCTTCACTATTTGCCATGGACTCTATAATCTGGCTCATTTGCGAATCAGTAATATTATCCGTTTTTACTGTATCCGCAATCTGCTTTGCAGTAGAATTCTCCGGCATCTGTTCTGCTGTTTCCAAGATAGTATCTCTCATTGTATTATCCTGGTTAATTGTCTTTCCCATTTTATGATACTGTACAGAATTTACAGTATTTGCAACTCCACCAAATACAGCACCGGAAATAGCACCGGCTACAAAGTCCTTCCCTACCTGGTTCCAGAACTGCTCATTAGCCGCTGTTTTTGCTTCGTCTTCTGACATTCCATTTTTCATATATTCCTTTACATTTGTGCTGTATTCAGATAATCCGCCATTAATCATGCGGTCTGCTGCTTCATCTGCAAAATCGGTAAATACTTCCTCACTGCCCTCGATTCCAGACTGGGCAGCCCAATCCAATATCTTTTTCTTAAATGTAGTTTTGGTTGGATTCTCCGCCATGCCATATAAATGGTCTAAGCTCAACTTTTCAAATCCTGCCTCTGCTGCTGCATTGGCAATTCCAATAGCTGCCGCTTTATTCGTGTCTACACCACGCTCAGACGCATCCACATATGCCTGGGAGCCGGCACTTGCCGCCATGATTCCAAGAGAAACCGGTTCACTTCCTGTTGCCATGGCTGCAGCCGAATCTGCCATACTCATTCCAACATCATATACGAACTTTCCTATGGTGGAATCAATATCATTTGATACCGCTTCTCTTCTTCGGTTTCTCGACTGTGTGAAGCGAGCGGAATACGGGTCATAAGGTGTATAGGCTTCATCTCCTCGGAAATAGTTCTTTGCCGAATGACTTAACTGGTCTACAAAGTCCGCTCCGGAAAGCAATGAATCACCTACAGACGTAGCAGATTCCTTTGCATTAATGAGGAATCCTTTTAATCCTTCCTGCTTTGTTTCCTCTTCCAGTTCTCTCCGTTTCTTTGTATCAATCTGGCGATTATGAATCCAGGAATAGTATTCTTCCATATCATCAGCGTTAATTCCCTGACTTTCCAAGTTTTCTTTTGCACTGTTATATGCCTTTTCTAATTCGAATGGGTCTCTGCTTCCAATTGTATCTCTTATAGCCTGTTCCTGCTCTGTTGCTTCCTCCTCGTCATGGTCTGTAATATACATCTGCATGACAGCCTGTTCCTGTTCCGGAGTGAGCTTCGCATAATCCTCTGACCATTTCTTGATTGCCTTCTGGTTTTTTCTTATGCTCTGCTCATTTTCGTACTTGTCGATTGCTGTATTACCTTCCAGTGCATCATGCTCTTCTGCAGACATGGTTTCCCCTGTTAATCTATTTCTGTATCCTGCGAGCTTTGTATCCTTGGTAATGTTTCTTGCCAGCACTGGACTATCAAAACTACCGTATACCGGTTCATAATTCTTAAGTTTATCTTTATTTCCTTCTTTTTCATCCTTCGCACTTGTAATTTTTGCTGATAATTCTTCATCAGAAAGACTTGCAAGCTCCGGGTCAGATAAACTCTGATAATACTTGTCTATGTAATCTGCGTATTCCTTCGCTGTCTCAGGTTCCTTCTCCGGCATCCAGGATGTGTCCGCCTGCTGCTGTAATGCTTCCTCAATTGCACGTTTTTTAGCACCTTTGAAGGAGCTTACTGACGCCCCCTGCTTTCCTGTGGTATTTGATGCTGCTTTTGTATTCTCATAATCTTCCACCGTCATAGTTTCTCCGGTTGTTCTATTTCTATAGCCTGCAAGTTTTGTATCTTTTCCGATATTTCTAGTGGTTGTTGGACTGTCAAAGCTACCATATACCGGCTCATATCCTTCTAATTTCTTTTTGTTTTCTCTTTCCCTCTTTGCAATATCTAATGCTCCCTGCAGGGCACTTCCATTCCTTGACATTGCTTTTGTCGTAGTATTTACCGTATTTCTTGCCTTTTCTAATGCATAGTCCATTGCTTTGCTTCTTTTTGAATTAATTGTATTCTTTGAGAAATTCGCTGTGCCCAACGCAATTGCGCTTTCTCTGTTGCTCTGCGCTCTCTCTATTTTCTGCTGCTTCAGTTCTTTTAAACGTTCCATTCTAGATTCATATGTTGGATTATCCGACGTTGCATCACTATTATATTCTGCCTGTCTTTTCTCTTCTTTTAATTCAGCAAGCCGATTCATTCTTTTTTCGTATTTTTTCATAGCTGGTCTCCTTTAATAATGTAATCCATACTGTCTCATCCATGTATCGTGTAGGATGCTCCATGTGCTCTCATCAATTTTTCCTTTACCGAAAAGCTCGTCCAGATATGCTCCGCCTCTCGCACTTCCTCTTGAGATTGCTTCATTTAGATATTCTGTTTTCTTGTCTTCTGATATTGGTATTCTTTTAGAAGTATCAGTGGTTTTACCACTCTTGCTTCCGCTATTTGATTTCTTACTTCCACCGGATCCACTACTTGCTGCTTTTGCTTGTGATAAAGCATACTGTTTCGCCCACTGGTCATCTGCTACCTGGTCTCTCAACTTCTGATAATCGAACTGCTGCTGCCACTGATCATCTGCTACATTGTCTCTGTCTATCTGATAATTGTAATCATTGAGATATTTATCATTCGTCTGTGAATTCTGAAGCGCATTGAATAAATAATCACGGTCATTCTGCCAGTTACTAACTTTCTGCTGATATTCTCCAAAATCATTACCATGAAGGATGTTATATGCGTTCAGTGCGTTGCTGGTATCATTCTGCCAGTTCTGGTATCTGTCCTGATACTGTCCATACGCTCTATCTTCCGCTTGTCCTAATGCGGAATACTCATTATACATATTGGTGAGGTCTGTATTGTATTTATCTAATGCCTGTCCATAAAGATCCGGAATAATATCATTCAGCTTTCCAAGATATGCCTGGTATGCCTGAGAGCCTGCTGTTGCTCCATAACTATTGCCATATCCTCCGGATAATGCTGCTGCCTGTGATGTTGTATCAAGCATTGCCTGTTTTCCCAGATTAGCATACTGCTCCTTATACTGTTGGTATAATTGGTCTGCATTGAAATCGTATGAAAATGGCTTCTTATTCTGAATTCTATTCAATATCGTGTCAATTGCACCCTGATACTTGCTGTTATAGTCACCCGGCTTTGCATTCTGTGTATCTGTATAATTTTTATAAGCATCCTGCACATTCTGCGATTCCTGATAGTCACCCACCTTATTATTCAGATGGTTATCAAGATTCGTTTGTGCTGTTCGTGTCCCGTCAGATATTACTTCCTCCCAGTTTTTATGATTCCCCATTGTCCTTACCTCCTATTGATTCTTCTATTGCCGATATCCTTGCATCTACCTGATTTAATGAATAATTCAGTGTATCAGAAAGATTGTATAGAAAACTCTTTAAGCTCTCTATATTCTGTTCATTTGACATGTTCTCTATATCTACATTTGGATAATCAAATTTAGCCACTTACTGCACTTCCTTCCTGTATCATTTGTGCTATCGAATATACTTTAACTGCGCCTTTTCCGGATAACCTCAGCTTGAAATGGTCGCATCGTTTTATTCGAACCGGCACCTGGTATGACCGTTTTTTTGTTCCTGTATATTCCATTACCTTTTGCCAGTTTTCCGAATCATACATTATCTCTATCTTGAAATATGCATCTGCTTCTATCTCAAGCCGGATAACCAGCTCTCTGATATATTTGTTATAAATAGAGTCAAGCCCCATATCTCCTGTCACTGCATACCATTCCTGATTTTCTTCTTCCTCTCCAACTGGAATTGCTCCAGGATACCACTCTCCCGGATACATATACTGTTCTCCAAACCGATCATCCATCGGAGCTATTGGCATAAATATCTGTTCGTAATTAATTACCCAGATAGAGTTATTCTTATCTAAGAAATACAGTCCGCCATCTGAATATGCAAAGGCTTTCTTAATTCCTTCATCTTCCTTTGTCCACATTCCCTTTGTAATGTCATACACATAAGTACAGTAATTACTAAGTTCATCTCTCATGCAGACATAATATTTATCACGGTATCCTCCGGCAACTGCATCATAGTACATCTCTGTTCCAAGATTTCCAGATATTTTACTTGGCATACTTCCGTTATATGCGCATATACCATCCCGGCTTTTATAATATAAAACCTCATTTAATACAATCAGGCTCTTTTCCGAACCCAACTGAACGCCACGCATAGGTTTCCATGAAAGTTCATAATTACTCGGTTTATCACCAAATAATCTGTGCATGCCACCCTCTTTAAAAAAAAGTACACTACCGGAATAAGATATTGCACCGGTAAAATCCCCTTCCGAACCCACCGTTACTGCGTAGCTGTCAGAGGACAGGCCCATATAACATCTCCAGTTCTTTGGGTCTCCTAGCTTGCAAGCATATATTTCATGATTTGTAGAAGAACACCCCCACAACCGGTTATCCATCTCAGTTACAAAATCCATATCCGGGACTGTCCTTGAGATGGTTATATTCTCACTGTTCGTAAATACTTTATTAATCAGACCCATCACAATTACATAATCATCTCCACAACCATACAGAATATTGGATGTGTTAAAATCATAATTGTTATAAATCTCTGCCCTTTTATCTACTCCACTGAATGTAGCAGCATCATATACTTTAAAACCTTTCCCGATACCTGGTGACTGTATCTTTACATAGGTTGTTCCTACGGATACCCATGCTGCAGAATTTTCACTCCATATTTTCATTACAACTGTATTTTCAGAAGTATCTATCCAGTATTCATATTGCGTTTTATCCGGTTCTGTATCACCGGTATATGTTTTCTTTTCAGGAAATACCGTTCCGTCCATTTTGCAAAGCGTAAAGGATGGCTTTGTTGTGGTGGTTACCTTATTTTCCATATCGGTTAATGTTTGGTCATATACGTTGTACATAACCTTATCCGGGAAGACACACAAATATGCTCCCATTCTTACAAATGTTCTTTCCTTATCCTTGCATGATTCCTTTAAATCACACGCTTCTGACTGGTTATAGTACAGCTTATTCTCTGTTACCCACACCAGCTTATCCGTGCCATACAGGCCTTTACAGTCTGTAAGGTCCCGCAATTTTCCTCTCGGTATTCTCGGAGACAGTATCGGATAATAATCCACCGTCATATTTTTCATATCCGAGAATTCCCCGTCTTGTATTCTTCCATTGGCATTGTAGCCGCCAAATGCACTCAGTACCTTGGTTTCCGACCTTGTACTTTGAAGTTTAGGTAATCTCATATGTCACCTCTCTAATACATTGTTGCCCTTAAAGAGCTTTTATGTGTCCGGTACCAGTAATTAGCAAAATCCTGGTATTTCTGATTAAACATAGCTGCTGAATTTGCGTATCTGTCCATTTCATTGTTATAATAATCAATCTGGCTCATAAGCCACTGGACATATAAATTGTCATATGGGGCAGGCACAAGAAGTTCTTTATCCATATCAGCTTCTGTATAAGGCTCTACCACTACATCCTCTTCACGTTCTCTTACGTTCAGGATTTCAATAGCAATTCTTTTATCCAATTCAGTGATCCAATCTAACTTTTCGTTATCCTCATAAGTATTTGGTTCCAGGTCATCCACCTTTGTTATTGCTTCATTTACCTTCATACATATCTCTCCTTCTAAAAAAGAGGCACAACAATGCTGTGCCTCTCCTCGTTTTAATGGAATCTCTTATTAGTTAAAAGCCTTTCCTTTTGCAATAAGTTCCTGCTGTCTTCTCATTGCAAGCTGGTCCATTTCTGTACTGTTCTTCAGAACCTCAAAGATTGGTTTCGGAATGGTTACCTCTTCCCCTCTTTTAATTCTGTAACTATGTCCATTTAAAGCTACAAAAATGTCTCCTTTTTCACCATCCAATGGTGCCATGAACTTAACTTCTTCTTTCCATGGATCAGCTTCTACCGCATCTTTTACCTGAATTTCTTCTGCTGCCTTGGTTTCTTCTGCTGCCTTGGTTTCTTCTGCTGCCTTGGTTTCTTCTGCTACTTTCGTTCCTTCTGTTTTTGTTCCCATACAGTTTCCTCCTAGTTTGCCTCTACGCTTCCGCTGAATTTTGATGTTGATTCAATACGAATCATATACTGTTCTATCAGACGTTCTGCCGTTTTAATTGCTTTCCATCCAACCGTTGAGCGCTGGTTCAATGGGTCATCACCCGCACCTGCCAGCTTGATAATCATCTGTAATGCTCCGCCATCAATACCGGTCTTTGCATACGCATGTCCTCCAAGTACTAATGTTCCAAATACTGCAAGGTCTGTCGGACATCCTACGCCTTTCCAAATTTTTGCATTTGAAGTAGATACAAAACGTACATTCGCAATCTTTCCGATTTCTCCTTTAAAAATTGCTTCTGATGCTGCATATTTATGTGTGTCAATCCATTCCTCGCTGCGCATAAGGTCATAGGCTGCGTATGGATGAATGATAGCTACATAAGAGTTCTGAATTTTTGGAGCATTCATTGCTTCCAGCATAGATGCGGCACGGAAGAAGATTTCCGGTGTCAGTGTGTCTGCTGCTGTTAACTGGGCTCTTGTTGCTCTGTCTCCAACAATTAATACGTTTGTGCCACCGGCCATAACGTCTCTTGTTACATTGTCCAATGTCAAACCTGCCTGAGCACCTAATATTTTTGAAGCCTGTATAACATTGTTGTCAATGGCTGTAAGGTCCAGCACGTCAGAAATTGTGATGTAATCTCCATACTGTTTTACTGTACTTGTAACTGTACTTACACTTAAGCTATTTCCATCCGGTGTCACACCTTCTGTAAGTGGTGTATTCGCCGGTTTCAAAGAGTCATACTTTCTGAACTCAATCTGTTTACCACCGTTTTTAGGAATCGGATAATCATCTCCAAACTGGTCATGCACCAATTCTGGGGATGCTTCTTCAATCAATTCCTTTTCGTAAAATGTTTTATTTTCTGCCGATAAACTGGATGTACCAGTTGTCTGCGTGTTCGGATTTGCAAAAAACTGCAAGATATTTCTGATTTTCATATAAATTCCTTTCTGAATTACGAGAAAGAAACACGTTCTCCTTCCAGTACTTTCTTCTCGTATTCTCTCATCTGTTCAGGTGTCAATTTTCTGACATCTACTTTCACTGTTCCTTGTGATCCGGAAGATGCTGCACCTTCAATTGGTCTTCCACTCTTTGAATTGATGCTTTTTACTACATTGTTTTTTGCTGTTTCTGCCGCCTGTGCCATTCCATATGTCATAATCTCATCATGGTGTGTGGCCATGTAAGCAGCTTCAATGCTTCCACCAACTTTAAGAATTGCCGTAAAGTCTGGATTTGCAAGTTCCTCATTAAGGTTAAAGTCCATGTTATACTTCTGTCTTAATGCATCCGCCTGCTGTGTCCACTGTGCATAAATCTGCTCGCCTTCTTTTTTCTTCTCCAACTGTTCCATTGCTTCTGTCAGTTTCTTGTTTTCCAACTTTACCCGGTTTACTTCCCGAAGCTGGTCTACGGACATTCCATGTCTTGCTGCTTCATCTTCCAGAAGTGCATTGTCCTGCTGTACTGCTCTTACGAGTCCTTCTACATCATCCGCTTCAAGACCATAACGCATAGCAAGCTCTCCCATGATTGGAGTCAGTGCATCATACTGTTTCTGCAAGTTACTGATTGTTTCATTCGATTTTTTTAATCTGTCCTTAACGATTCCTTCTGTACGCTTTCTATATGCGTCTCTGTAATCGCCCTTAATCAGTTCCTCAAAGGCCTTTTCTGTGTCTTCCGGTGTTGTCGCATCCTGCGACGTTCCAGCGTCGTCCTGGTTGCCTGTTCGACCGTCTGTGGCTCCGGCGTTGAGCCCTTCCGCCTGTCCTGCTGCTCCTTCTGCTCCGGTTGAAGCTGCGCCTGCCCCACCTTCTGCAAAGAACTGCAAATTAAAATACTTTTTTCTCATACTTTCGTCCTTTCCGAAGTGCCATGTTTTTTTCTTAAACCACTTGCACTATATCAATTTATTTTTTTTGCAACTCCCAATTTTTGCCACAAATGAAATATTTTTTGGGAAATTTTTTTCAATGATTTTATAGCCGTTAAAAATTGTTTCTAATACTACTTCTGTCTCTTTGGCCCAGTCCGTTATTTCCATTCTGCATCTCCCGGATTCTTCCATTTCCAAGACCGTAATTTTTACTTTTCCTGTTGCCTGCTGCTTTTGCAATTCCTCAAGAAGCGTAAATAAAAGGATACTGCATGCCGAGCACACAATATCCTTTCCTGCTTCTGCATAGTCAGCATGGCCTTCCATTTTTATTTCCAGCCGATTTTCTTTTTCTCTCACTCTGACTTTAAGCATATCTTTCTCCTATACTGACGTAGAATTTCTAGTTGCATGTGCCGCCTGGCTTGTTAATGAGCCATTGCTATTCCGATTCAGCACTGACTGGCTCTGTGCCATAGGTTCTTCTGCCTGCTGCATTGCAATCTGTGCATTTCCCGCTATTCTTTCTGCATAATTCGTTGTTCCTCCGCTCGACATATCTACTGCCTGTGCCAGCGCAAGAGCCTGCTGCTGCATCTGTAAGTAAAGGTTGTAATATGTCTGGGATTTATTTAATCTCTGCTTCACCTCGTCTTTTCCGTCAAAGTCCATCATATCCAGACATCCGATAGTCATTTCTGCATTCTGTGGATTAAAAAATCCAAGGTTATAGAATTGTAATGCAAGCTGATTCTGTGTCTCCCTGGTGTATGCGCTCTGCTTTGCTGGTACAACCTTAACATCGAAAATAGGGACTCTTTCTGACTGTTCCTGTCCAAATCCGGTATCCATTGTCTGTCCTTTTAATGTGCTATTGTCAAACGTCACATAGTCTGTCTGTCCGGTTTCTCCGGTAATTCTGAATTCCCTTGGCTCATCGTAAAACTGTCTGATAAGCTCAATCACCAGATAACATATCTTAGTAAATGCTCTATAATCTGCTCTGTTTGCATCCCTAGACAATTTGCCGGACGCTTCCTGGAGGCTGGCAATTCCGCTCGCTGAAGTAACATTAGAGGTCTGTCCCTGTGCTGCCGCTGTATTTCCCGACGTATCCTTCAATTCTTCAATTTTATTATTCAAAATGGTTTCATAAATGCCAGCCATCGGTGTCGATGTGATCTGTCGAAAAGCATCCTCTCCCAAGTTTCCGCTAAAGTGCACAAGTGACTTTGAAAAATCGCAAAAATCATTTTCATTCAGCCCCACATCGTCTCTGACCGCCCATCTTGGCTTTGCCAGTGACAATCCATTTTCAAGAATACCCTGCTGCATCTTATCTATGTATGCCTGTGTATCTTTCATGACATCCACATATCCAAATCCGCAGACACTGCTCTCGATTGGAAACAATACATCAAACACAAATGGATATAGTCCATGATCATACAGCCCTGTATATTTTAATTCCTCGTCATTTTCTGTCGCATAGAGCACTTTCCCATTGCAGAATTTGCAATAATGTAGCACGTTCTTTCTTTTAATCAATCCATTATTGTCTTCAAGTACAATCGTTTTTTTATAATACCAGTCTACAACCGCAACCTTCTCTGTATTATCTTCCGCATCCGTCTTTATGTACTGTGTAAGACTGATATCACTACCTGCCATTATCTCCTTATCTGGATAAGCAGCCTTTATGTCCTCTACGTCTTCCATGGATACATAGAATACATTCTTCGACCTCTGAATATCTTTTACTCCTGGTTCCCAGAAGAGATTCATAATATCTACATTTTTTATTGATATGTCTCCTAATCCATTGTCTTTTGAACTATCCCAGAATACGCCTGTTACACAAGTTCCATTTTTTAATTTATACCATCCGCAATCTGAATACGTCTCTTCAAATTCATTTCGTTCCAGTATAACCGGTATGATTTCTGATAAAGCCTTGGCTGCTCTTTCATCATTCTTTTCTCGTGGAAGCACATTTGCTTCTGGAAAATTGTCCATGATGTCAGCATGCTTATTGGCAAGTGCGTTGAAAAGCCATGCCGACCGTGGTTCTATCCTTTTCTCTGCTTCCTCTTCCTGTTCTTTTCTCGCATAATCCCAATGCCTTAATCTCCACCATTCCTCATTTTCCACAATTGTATTTTCAAGGTTCTTTTTTCCAGCATGATATTTTCTCAATACTTCTGCTGCTTCTTTCACATCGTCATCCGTGATCACATCTACCGTCCGCTCTTCCGGTATCTCTTTTTCTTCTGATTCCGTCTGAATTAATGTGTCCTGCTGTTCTTTTTCCTGTTGCACCGGTGCAACTTCTGTTATTTTTCCTTTTTTATAAGCCATCTCTCATCCTCCTAAATATTTAATATCTGTACTCCTTGGCTTCTTTTTTGCCCTTTGAACATATCTAGTGGGTCGAATGCCGGTTTTTTTTGTAATACATTTCCTCTTGGAGCAATCGGATGCTCCATGAGCACATATCTGCATTCATCATAGATGTGGTCTTCTTCTGTTGTGTCAATATCTTCCGGAATTGTCTCGCTATATGTAAGGTTTGGGATTGTTCTGATGAAGTTTCTGCATGTATTAAAAATTTGAAACATACAATCTCCCATTTCATCGAAGGCAAACCTATAGTGATACTGCATCTTTCCCGGCAGTCTGACATGGTCTCCGCCATGGAAGTATACAAAATTAGGGCTTCTCTCCATCATTCTGGCAATAGATTCTCCTCTTGACTCATCAAATATAGCCGGATCCGCTACACCTATGATTCTCTTACCTTTCAGCAATGGATTGTTTTCTTCGACTTCTCGAATCTTTCTTGCCTGTTCTACCGGATGCTCTTTTAATCCCTGATTAGCAATTCCATTCCAACCGTACAGCTCTGCTATCCGGTATATCTTTCCCCTTGTGTCTACTGCATACCATCCTACTGAATACGGCTTTGCATATCCGAAGTCGAACCCCCGGTATATCTTCCAGTGGTCCGGTATTTGAAATGGCTCAATCACATGCGTCCACATTCTGTCTTTATAATGATTTGGGTCATCTCTGAATTCTGTAAAAACCTGCCCGCTAAAGCTGTCCCATGAGCCATACATCAAGGCATTCCTCTCTGCCTCTGGCAATGCCGCCAGGTTTGCTAAATAATCCGGGTCATTCTCTAACAGTTTTTTATTGTCAAATACTGTGGCCGGTATGTATATCCTGTCTCGTAAAAGCTGTATCTTCTCACCCTGCGGATTAAGCACGCTGTACCTTTCCACAATCCTTGTATTTGGCGGTGCAGGCGTTACAAATCTCTGCTTAACCCATGCCATCCCTTTTCCATCCGGATTCGCTGTCGCTCTCATGTATACCCTTGTACCAGGTCCCATTGGTCTGTTACGAGACATCATATACTGATACTGCGTCAGTGAAAAATGTGTTAATTCATCAAATCCGATAAAATCGTATGCTTTTCCTTGGTAGTTGAAGCGGTCAGAGTCTCTTTGCATGTATCCGAAAAATATCTTTGCACCGGACTCAAACAGCCAGCGCTTTTTATTTTCATTAAATTTGGGGCGCTGCCCCTTCAGATTACCGTACAAGTCATAAGATCTCGTGATTAATCCTTCAAGCTGCGGCACTGTGTCTCGGAATATAATGGCTCTGTAATTTGGTATGTTTATCTGTCTTAACGCTTCCGCTAACATGGAATCTGACTTTCCGCCGCCTGCTGCTCCTCCGAACAAAACCTCATACTCCGGTCTTTCCATGAATATCTTCTGCTTCGGCTGTGGCATCCACGAAGCACTCATCTTCATCCACCTCCTTTACTGGTGGCAGGAATACTACTCCTTCGTTATCCTCTCCATCATCTTCACCCTTAAAGCCATGCTTGTCCAACCAGTCAATTGCTTTTTGAGAATCTTTCAGCTCTATTGTTACTCCATGCGCTGTATTCTTTACGGCTTTTACCGTTTGCCAATCTATCAAATCCGGATTTTTAATACTCACTCCATATGCCGATATATTTATAACATCTGATAAGTCAGCAAATGCAATTCTTGATTGCAGTTCCGCTACATCCTCTTCCTTTGGAAGCATCCTTTCCATCTTGTCTCGCCGGATTTCTTCCAAACGTTCTTTGATTTTAGGATTTTTTAGCTTATTATGCGCCGAAACGGCCGCCGACTGATAAGAGCAGTGATAAACACGCATATAGCTTCTTACTGCATTGAAAGATTTTGCATAATACTGGCAAAAAAGCTCATCTCTGTCTATTGCATCATCATCTTCAGGCGATTCTTTTTCTTCTTCTGTATATGCATTCTTTTTTTGTGTGCACACTTTTTTTCGCTTTTTGTGTGCACACTTTTTTCCACCGCCTCTTTCCCATCCGTATCGTTGCTTCCAGGACTTGACCGTATTCAGGCTGATTCCATATTTTTCCGCTATTTCTTTATATTTCATGCCAAGCATGTAATCATTTTCTGCTTCTTCATGTACTTCTCCCATACGGTCCTCCCTTCTCCATTTCTGCCTGTATTTTATAAAGAGATGCATCCTTTTTCTCCCCGAAACTGTCTCCTTTTTTATTTTTTGTGCATTTTGCAAGTAACCGGAGAACTGCTCCCTCTCATGATGGAAGATTTTAAGTAAAAAAATATGAGCATCAGCATACTTTACAGATGTGCTGACGCTCATATTTTTTCATTGCTTTATAATACGTCTATGGCATAACGATTTTCACCCTTGCATCCACAATAAATCCATTATGTATAGGGCTATAGTCTTTTTCAAACTGGATTGCGCCATTTTCTTTGAGTTTTTCGCAGATTTCACGCGCCAGCATATTCTTTGCAATTTCTACCATCCGATTTTCTCCCATTTCAATTACGTCCTGTAGTAGAATTACTTCCCGAGCTGCTAATGTTTTAATCTCTTTTCTGTCATATTCCATTGCCTTGAAGCTTAATTCATTGTTTAATCTTCTGTTTTCTCTCAAGGCAGCGTTATACTCTGCTTTCAGGCGTTTCCTTTTTAGACGTATCTCTTTCCGTTGCTTTTTCACGTTTTTCCTCCTGTTCTTTTCTATCCATTGTCACATTCTGGTCTATTATCATACTTTTCTTCCATCATCCTCTTAATCTCACACTTGCATTTATACTTGTAGCAATTCTGCTTCTGATATGTTCTTTTTCTTACCTTCGACTTAAATCCAATTGCCAATTCTGTTTTTCCCGGGCCCTCACATGTTATCTTTGTAGCTGAATCCCTTATAAAAAACGGACATTTCGTTTTTGCGTCACTTGTTTTATTCATTACCGCCTTCTCCCTCCTACACTTTTACACGCCCTTTATCTGAGAAGCTATCATATCTGCTGTATGTGTCCACAGAACATTCGGGTATCTCCGCACCGCCCGGCTGTAAAACTCCCATTCTGACTTTTCTGTGAACGCTCCCATATGATATCTGATGCACATTTTCTCTTCTTCTGTGAGGTCTATTAAGCCCATCAGCATGATAAGGCTTTTGTCTCCATGTCCTGGATACAGCCTTTCTTTCTTGTATTCATATTCAATTTTTCTGGGCTCCTCAAGCGATACTGCGTAATAATCATCCAGCTTGCATACGTCATGTAGTAGTCCTATTATCTCCGGGCTTTCCGGTCTCTCCCATTTTAAGCCCATCTTTACGGTTATTCTTTCAAGTTCATATGCCACTTGAAGTGAATGCTCTATTAATCCGCCCTCATGCGCTCCGTGATGATCCTTTGAAGCCGGCGCTGTAAAGTATTCTTTTTCTTCAAGCCATGCTATCAGTTTTGGCCACTTCCTCAATATGTCTCTTACTAGGTCTTTTTCATCATCTTTTCCCCTCTTTCCGGCTTTTATTGGAACTCTTCTCATGAATTCTCTCATTGTTCTCTATCCTCCATTTCTTTCAGCTATTTCCATCTTGTAAAATTTCCTAAAATCTAAAAACCACTAGCCAAATATGGTTAGTGGTTTTTTTCCTCTCCGAATATATCTTTATTGCTTTGCAGCCACTGCAAAATTTCGAGACTATTAAATGTCCCATCTTTATTCCGCAACTTATGAACATTATTGCATATATATCCAGCCAGCAGGTCTGCCATCTGATATTCATTCTCACATTTTTTTATTCTATCAAAATTGCTCATGCTGCCGTTCTCCTTTTTTATTTAAAATATACCACTACCATATTCAGTTTTCAATGTCCGATTTTATTTTAATTTTTCAGTTGAGCATCTTCTTCTTTCAGCTTTGCTTCGGCTTCCTCTCTTGATAAAAACCAAGTATCATTAAATTCTTTAAGTGCAATGATTTCATGGTAATCTGGGTCGATATACACTTCAAAGCAGAAACAGTCAATGTCATCTGCTTCTGAAATTCCTGTTATACTTGCTTCCTCAATTCCATAAGGTTTTATGATATAAACGTTGTCTCCCACCTTGCACGGCAACTGCAGTAGTAAGCCCTGCTCCTCGGCATCCTCATAACATTTCAACTTTTCTCGCAAATCAGCCATAGCCCACAGGTTTCGATAAAATAATGCAATCAATCCTCTGACATCTGAAAACGGGTCTATCGTTAAATTATCCAGAATCTCTTCGTCAAACTCTGTTTTATCTACTGGCAATTCATCCTTTGTTAATGTGACCATGAGATTTATGGCAAAATCCCGTGCGTCCATTTCCATCTCAAAATCTCTATATCTTGCGTTATGCTCCTCATCTTCGTAACAGCAATTATGTGCCAATTCAACCATTTCCATCTCTGATACTTTTTTGTTTGTTGTTAATCTCTCCATTAAATTCCACTCCTTCCCACATACTCTCCGTATGTCATGCCTGCTTCTCTCGCTTTTGCATTTACCCAGGCAATGCTTCCCACCTTAAGCTCCGGCTTCTTATACGCCGCCTTTCTTCTTTCTGCTCTTTCCTTCATCCGTTCCTGCCGGCACTTCACTGAGCAGATTACTTCTTTACCTACCGGCATAAACAGCTTTCCGCACTGCTTGCATCTTCGTCTTTTCATTAAGCAAATCCCTCCGTCTCTCCGCATTCATACCAGCTGCTCCATGGCTTATAATTGATAACTCGGCCTCCACACCATTACAATCTTGTTTTCTTTATGGTCTACAAATCCAATCCCATCATCATAAATGGTAAGGTTGATTCCATATTTTACGCAGACCCTTTCTATTTCTTCTTTTACCTTAACTGCTCTTTTTTGTGCTTCACTCATTTTTTTCACTCCTAACTGTTCATTTGGCTGTGTTTGATAGTTCAATATTTTTCTACTGGTTTCATTCTGCATTCCCTCCATTCTTCTGTATCTGCTCTATTCTCCAGCGTATTCTTGTTAATTCTTCCAAGCACTTCTCCAATTCCCGGTTTTCCCAGAGGCGGTCCAGCTTCTTAATGCTGGCGCTCACTGCTGCTGCATAACCTCTTAATACGTTTTTATCTAAGCCTGCTGCCGCCGGAGCTTCCTCTGTAGCTTTTTCTTCCTGTACTTCTTCTAATTTATCCCTTGCCATAACTACCTCACTTCCTTCCACCAAGCGAATCATTCTCAACCATGCTGCATATAATATAAGCAGGAGGTATCGATATATGATTGCTTGGTTTTGTTATTTATATTTAATACTTAAGGGTTAGGCAAACCGGAGTTGTCCGGTCTGCTCTGATTCTATTTTCATATTTGGCATACGTTCCGCAACGCACATTTCCGGCAAATTAGCTTTTACAAGAGCTGCCGGTATTGGTGGACATACTGCATTGCCGCATCTTCTCACCTGCTCGCTTCTCGGATATATCTTTCCAGTATAATCATGGTCAATTATGTAATCATCCGGAAAACCTTGGCACCTGTACTGTTCTTTCGGTTCCAACATCCTCAACCCAATATCATATATCTGATATTTTGTACCGTATACCTCTACCAATCCAAAACGGTCCTTTGATGTTAAAGTGTCCAACGGATCCCGAATGTCATGCCCGCCCTCTTCCGAACCATAATATTTAATCAGATATGCCATTACCAATCCAAAGTGTCCAGGCGATGTTGTCACCGTATGCAATGGCTCTCTTATATCCTGTCCGACTCCACTCTTGTAAAATTTGCTCACAAATGCACACACAAGTCCGTATCTGTTTGACCCATCCAACGTCATAAGCGGGTCTGTTATTTTCTGTCCTCTTACATCGTTTCCATTATAGGAATGGTACTGGATAAGAAATGGCATTTTCCCATCTACGATAAATGGTTCATCTTCATCTATAACAAACTTTTTAAGTCCTCTTCCTATCCGGTCCATTGTTTTCTTTGCCAGCGGCCGAACCGCACGGATGCCGTACTTTTCTTTGATTTCTTCCGAAGTATCAAAGATGCTCGGACAAGGCAGAGAAAAATCCAACTGCGTATATGCTCCCACATATGGCTTAAGGAATCCTGCCTTTACCGATTCACTGTCTGCTGGTCCATGTGTCGGCTCCGGCCAGACAATCGGCTTGCCATCGCACCGGGCGATCATGAAAAATCTCTTTCGCATGGTAGGTGCTCCGTAGTCAGCGGCAATCAACTCACGGAATTGCACTTCGTATCCTAAATCCGTGAGCTGCTGAACGAATTTCTGAAATGTTTCGCCCTGCTTTGCCTTAATCGGATGATGCCCTCTGTTCAACGGTCCCCATGTTTTAAACTCTTCCACATTTTCAAGCATGATGACTCTCGGTCGGACAAGTCCCGCCCACCTGCAAGCTACCCACGCAAGACCACGGATATTCTTATCCTTTGGCTTGCCGCCCTTCGCTTTGCTGAAATGCTTACAGTCCGGGGAGAACCAGGCAAGTGCTACAGGATGTCCTTTGCAAGCCTTTACCGGGTCAACTGCCCACACGTTTTCGCAATAGTGCTTTGTATTCGGATGGTTTGCTTTGTGCATCTTGATTGCTTCTGGATCATGGTTAATTGCAATATCAACACTATATCCAGTTGCCAATTCGATTCCGGTTGATGCTCCGCCGCCACCGGCGAAATTATCCACTATCAATTCTCCGTTAATCATTGTGCTACCTCCGGCATAAAATCAAACAG